TCGTACCAATGCTCTTTACGCTTGGTAGACTTTGCGTCATCTGTATCTAAATTCGTCAGTTGAACTGCGTGTATTTGATTGTGTGTCGCAAAACGAGTAGTAGAATTAGCTACGACAAACTGATAGCCTTTCTGACACATTGGCTTAGCGACATTGTTTACAATCCACAATGCACCTTGCATATCGTCGGCAGGTAAGCAGAACGTCTTCGGGTTAATAAAGTCGACAATCGTAACTTCCCAACCGCTATCTTCGCTATTAGGGGTTATCGTCGCTTCTACGCCTATCGGCATTTCTTCTATAATGACGCGTTCTTCCACAATATGAGTGTTGCCACAGTCACAAGTGCATTTGCGTCGTTTGATAATTTCTGACATATTTTAATCCTTTGTCGTTAAGTTAGTGTTCCGTCGGAGCCTTGCGTCGGTAGGGATAGACGGCTCCGCCTAATGAAGTTACTAATTTTCAAGGTTCCAAACAAGAAGTTTTTCCGACAACAGTGCTCTTGTAGAAAATAACCGTCGGTCGGTTGTAACGACTCTGACTAGCTTTACCGTCGGCGGGCTATATCTAGCAAATTAGATTATGACTGAAACTAGCTCTTCCGTCGGTCGGGTTATTGTAGCGTCGTAATCTAGCTGCGTCGGTTGGACTATAACTTCATCTAGCGACGTCTAGCTCCGTCGGGTGGAAATGGTTGTCGTTATCGAGCTCCGTCGAATGGACCGTAGGTTTTATCTAGCTACGTCTAGCTCTAAACCTGCTTGGGATTTTTTTTATAATACTAAGGCTCAATATAATCATTTAATATTTGATAATTTTGGACAAAAAAAAAGGTAGGGAGCCGAAGCTCCCATACCCTTGACTGATAGGAGGTAGACTATCAGATTTATTCTTCTATAGGATAATCAGTGTGATAGTTCATAAAAGTGCATTTATCACCACTGCAACCATAATTTGATATTGAATCAAAGTACCTATCAATTATTTGACTAATCAAAGATTCTCTACTTTCTTTTGCTTGTTTGATAGCTTCTTCAGCATATTCCTGTGCTTCACAAGTTGCATCTGCTTTGACATATACATCTTTAAAAGTATCGTTGATAAATTGAATAGAATCCTTCTCATCTTTTTTGATTAATTTTACCATGTAGTCATAATCATAGATTGCTTCTTCTATTTTATTTAATACTATTCTTTTGCAATTACATTCTTTCATTGTATTCCCTTTCAGTTGTAGGGCGGCTGTTACACCGCCCCATATTATCATTTACTCATTTCTGAGTCTTAGTTGCTCTCTCTCTTTTAGATAGCTATTTGCTTGCCTTAGATAATGAACATCTTTGAGTAATCCCTTAACTTCTAAAGCTAAGATGATATTTCCTAATATACTCATTACTAAGAGAAGTGCAAGTAATTCCATGATTTTATCCTTTCGGTTGTGGAGGCGGTAGAATTACCGCCCCCTTGTTTACCTTGTGATTAAGAGTTAATCTCAACCATAACTCTCAGAGAAGGAAACCCTTTCTTCTGAGGCTTGTCGCCTTTGGTAAGCTTGGTAAGCTTAGTTCCATCGGCTTTGGCAAGTCTCTCAATATTTCTGAGAAGCTTGTCAACTTCCTTCAGATTCTCCATAATCTGAGGATTTGAATCCGCAAGTATGGAGAGGTGAGTTTCACCCCTAGTGCCTTTGACTCTATGCTCTGAAGCATACTTAGAAATCAAAACATTTTTGACTTCTTCAGTAATATGCCCATCTTTAAAAAGTTGGGTATATTGAGACATTGCACTATCCCAAGTTTGACGAGAAACTACACCGCCCTTGGCTTTTGAGGTTGATTGATTACTAACTGATTTTGACATTATATGTCTCCTTTCGGTATTAATCACGCGTTATATATTAAATTAAGCCCTTGCTTAAACCGCGTGAAATCTTAATTTAAAATATATTCTCTATATTATCAAGTGAATATTTGTGAGGCATTTATTTGAGCCTTAGCCCTTATCCCCATAATTCCCAAATTGTCAAATCATCATAATGATGATACTAGACTTTAAGCATATAGTATATAAAAGTCAAGCGATTTGAGAAAAAAAAATAAAAAAAATTTATGGCTGTAACTCTTGATATTGTTAGAGTTGCGGGGATTTCAAAAAATAAATTAAAAAAAAATAAAAAAAAGTTATAAAAAAAATAAAATAAATACCAAATCCTAGACACTTTTAACAAAAATACAACCCCTAACCAAAAAACCAAATTTTCAACCAATTTAAGGAATTTCAACTTGGAAAAACACCCGACGCCATCGACGAGAAAAAAGAAACACACAAACTAAGGCAATTTTTTTAGTTGACGACTGTGGATATGTGGAAAATTTTGTGGAAAACTCAACGGTTTTTGGAATTTTGGGGTAATACTCGTGAGATGGTTCTTTTTTTGAAATAAAAATTTTATTATTTTCAAATTTTGGGGTCAAGCCCCTCTAGAGTCTCTAGAACATCGAACATGCTTTAGGAAATAGATTGAACACTTTAGGCAAATCACGAACACCGAACATTAGGGGCTTTTTTTCGTCCTACGGACTGCAAAATTTAACCTTCTGCGCATATCTGGGGCAAGTCTTTTTTTGTTGTTTACCTATTTTTTTTGATTTTTCTTGTGAGTCGCGTAGTACACGAGCATGAAAGTTACGGGTCGGCAACTTTTTTGATAAAAATTTATTTTTTATTTGACTTGTGTAAGTATATTGTTGTAATTTGCATACACAATTAATCAAATGGGAGTATTAATGAAAAAAATGAAATTAAATGTAGGTGGTCATAACTATACGATTATGATTACACCATTAGAACACGAAGATGATGATAAGGAATTGTATGGTAGACACCTTGTTAAGAACAATATTATCCTTATTAATGAAGAAATAGACGATTCTAGACAAAAAGAAACCTTAGTCCACGAAGTATTGCACGCAATCTGCTATAATACAGGTTTAGAGCATAGTGAGAGAATGATTGAGGCATTAAGTAATGGTTTATTCCAATTAGGTGTAGCAGACTATCTATGGCGTAAAGCACAAAAAGAAAAACCATTAGAACTATGAGTAAGTTAATGGATAAAGAAACTGAAAAAAGACTGATGGATATGTTACATGAAGAAAACAATCAACTAGTAGAAAATACTAAGAAAGTTGAAATGAAGTATAAATTAAAAAAAATATTTGAAGAATTACGTGAAAATGTTAATATACTTCATAAAAATCCAAAAGCAAATGATTCTTACGCTGCAATAATGTTTATGTTAGATGGATTAGAATATTTTATTGAAATGGAAAATCTATCAAAACAAAAAACATTTGAAGTATTCCGTAGTTTAGAAGATAGAATCGATAGAGAAGACCAGGAGGAGTTTTAATGGAAGATAAAGCATTACAAGAAAAAGAAAACCTTGGAATGAGTCAAAAAGAATATATTCTTGAAGATGTAGTAGGATATATTAAAAAAAATTACCCTGAAACAGATAAGTTCTTTCAAAAAGAACTGAATAATATGTATTTGACCTTTTGTAGAAAACAATACGATTATGGTCCAAATAACATAGCAATGGGTACAATGCTTCAAACAGATGAAGAAATCAAAATGTCACTATTTAGTATCATTGTTCGATTAAATGATAAAATCAATCGTTTAACAAATTTGTCAATGAAACACGACTTAGATGCAAAGAATGAACCAATTGAGGACGCATTCTTAGATATTGCTATCTATGCGGTTATGGCATTAATCGTTAACCAAAGAAAATGGGGAAAATAATATGAGTGAATACAAATGCAAGTTAAATGAATATTCTGTAACATTAACTCCAAAAGATATAGAGTATCTTAGTTATGCTTTAGAAAATCTTGGACTTGGAGGAGTTGATGAAAACTATTACTTAAATGATTGCGGATTATTTGTATTAGAAAATATTTGGAATCAAATAAACGAACAAGAAAAGAAAGCAGGTAAGTGATGTCAACAAAATGGACAGAACAGGAGATTCGCATATTAGACCAGTATGAACGTACTGCAAAGTCTGCGTTTACTCTTTACCAAGAAATACGTATTGCTGGTTATAATAGAACATATAAAGCAGTGACACGTAAATTAGAATCTCTTGGATTAAGAAAACCTTACAGATATACTACAGGTCACGAAAAAACAATTGGATATCTAGATATTGAATCTACTGGATTTAGTGCTAATATCGATGTTATGTTATCTTGGTGTATTAAAGGTAGAGGAGATAAGAATGTTGCTGGCGCTAAAATTACTAGAGAAGAATTAATGTCAGAAGAACAAGATGCACGTATTGTAGAGCTACTAGTAGAAGAAATGAATAAATATGATGTGATTATGACCTATTATGGTACACGTTTTGATATTCCTTTTATTAGAACTAGAGCACTATATCACGGAACATACTTTCCTTTATATAGACAAAAGGCACATAAAGACTTGTATTATGTGGTAAAATCTAAATTAAAACTACATCGCTCTTCTTTACAAGCAGCTACTGAGTTTTTTGGTATTGCTGGTAAAACCAGAGTAAAACCTGATATGTGGAGAAAAGCTAGATATGGTGATGAAAAAGCAATGAAGTATGTTTATGACCATAATGTTGCTGATGTAGTGATATTAGAAAAACTACACCGCAAAATAGAAGATTTTGCACCACCAATGGTGAGACCACTGTAATGGCTATACGTAAATATAAAAAACCAACAGCTAAAGACTTGGCATATAATATTGCGTTATTAAAACAAGATATTATGGTGTTAAATCAAACTATTAGTGTGCTAGATTCTGTTGTAAGTAACTATGTTGAAATGAAGAAAGATACTGATAAATTCAATAAGTTTTTACAAAACAAAATAGAAAAAAAAGCTGAGGAGGCAAAAGAAAATGAGTGATAAAGAACAAAAACTGACTATCATGAAAGATGATAAAGAATATAAGTTCTTGTATTCAGAGTTAACTGATGAAGCTAAAGCACAGTACAATAGAGCAAATGAATTAGCTGGACAATTAATGCGTTTAGAACAACAAGCTAACGAATTAAGATTTCTTGCTAATAACTATATCCGATTTGTTACTGATGAATTAGATAATAAAGAAGTTGACGAAAAAAAAGAAAAATAAGTAAATTATGAGAGAACGTATAGTAAAAGGTGTCACTCATTACTTATATGATGACGTCGATGAGTTTCGAAGATACCAACCAAATGTATCCTTAGTTACTGATTGGCGTCACTCTAATAAAGGTGATTGGATAGAAACTGATGATGGACAAGTATGCCAAGTATTATATCTTGGTGTAATGAAGAAGTCAGATAGA